CACCATTATCGTCAGTACTAATAAACATTCTATCTATAATACCTTGAAGATGTACAGTATAATCTCTAAGTAAAGGAAACTTAGGATTAATATTTCTAGGTATTACTATTTCTGCATCTAACATTTCTTCATTAATAACAGGAAGATATTGGTCTATTTGACCCGCATCTTTAGCATCTAAGAATCTTTGTGCCTCAAACGCAGAAATAGTAGTGTACATATCGCTATATTCATCAACAGGATGAAGACCAATATTGTAGTCTATTAATTCTGAATGACTCATGTTTTCTGCTTTAACAACATCAAAGTTATCAAAGAAATCTTCACGACTATTATGAACTACAGTTCCCTTAATCATTGCTTCTGTAGTATCAATAGGCATTCTTTCTATATATGAAAATTCATATTTCTTTGGACACCACTGAAAAGAACCAAATGAAGATTTTGTTATCTTTAA